AGGGCAACAAAGAGTTCAGGGCGGTATTCAAACATATCTATGGTAAATTCCCCGACTCTAATAAGAAAGATTCTTCAATTAGGTGGACGGATGCCGCAGTGGATTTATCTTGTAGGACTAAGATAACTAAAGAATCATCAATCTCATGTTCTGGTGTGGACCGTTCGATTAATGGTATGCACTTTGACTTAATCATAGAAGATGACCTTCACTCCGAGAAGAACGTTACTAACAAAGAGCAAATCCAACAAGTTATAAACCATAGGCAGTTGGCTAATTCTCTTCTTGGAACCTGGGCATCCTAAAGTCACGCTTGGTACGAGGTGGGACTTCCAAGATGCCTATAATGATATCTTAACTCGCCAGAGGTCATCGTATAATATTATGGTACGTAAGGCCGTAGAAGATGATGGTTCATTATTCTTCCCTGAGAGACTAACACAAAAGTTCTTAGACGAGCAAAGGCGAGACCAGGGTGCTAGTATCTTTAGTATGCAGTACATGAATAATCCTATTGACGATGCTACTGCTACCTTCAAACATTCGTACTTTAAGAAGATTCAATGGGACTTAGTAAAAGATAAACCTATTAACTGGTGTGTTGCGATTGACCCTAGTATGGAAGGCCCCTACTCGGATTATGCAGCTTTTGTATTAGCAGGATTAGACGCTGACGGGAACCTATATGTCAGGAATATCCATCGCTCTAAAATGAACTATGCTGGTATCATAACTCTTATGTTTGACTGGAACCAAAGGTACTCTCCTAGGCGTATGGCGCTAGAGACTATTGCAACTCAGAGCAATATAAGTTATATGTTAAATGCAGAACAAAAACAACGTGGTATCTGGCTTCCAGTCAAGGAAATCAAATCTCGTTCTAGTTCTAAAGAGTCCAGAATTAGGTCTCTAGCCCCTTATTATGAGTATGGCAAAGTCTTCCATGTAGAAGAATGTAGCCAATTAGAAGACTTGGAATATGAGTTGACCCATTTCCCAAAAGGTGCAAACGATGACATAATAGATGCACTAGCAACTATTCTAGAAATCGCTACTCCACCATCCAGAAATAAGCGTCATAACGATAAAGAGAAGAAACGAACATCATTTAAGCCACGTAGTTTGGTAACAGGAATATAATGAAAACATATAGCCCAGGAAAAGCAGATAGAGAAGCACGACGTAGAATCTACGATAGATTCCAGATAATGCGTGACGACTCTATTCGTCGAGAAGAAGAGAAGTTCTGGGAAGATGGCGATAAAGCCTATATGCAGTGGATGCCCGACCGAGAAGAAGGTGACTGGCGTTCTCACTTGATATTGCCTGATGCTTTTGCAGCTATTCAATCTAGTGCTCAAGAGATTATTGAGCGTAGAAGCCGACCTAACCTTGAGCAGGTAGAATCATCTGACCTTGCTAAAGAGCAATTCTGTAACGATATCCTTAAACACTCGATGGACCGTACTGGTTATGACTTTGAGACTTACCAGGCCAAGAACTGTGCCGCTATTAGGGGTACAGCTTTTGTTAGGGAGCGATACCGATACGAGAAGCGAACAGTCCAGGACCCAGACTCTCTTGATAAAGACGGGAACATTGTTTATAAGAAACGAGAAATCGTAGACTATGATGATACTATAACTGAGTTCGTAGATAATCATATGAACTATATCGACCCAGGCGCTCGAAAAATGGAAGATGCTAGAGATGATATTGAGCGTGAAGTATTAGATATTAAGACATTTAAGTTACGATACGGCAAAAAATCAGGCTTTAAGAACGTGGACCTAGTTCAAGCTGCTGGTCAACTTAATAACTACTTGCTATTCTTTAAACAGGCTATTGACGTATCAGATGATGAAGTAGAAATCCTCCACTACACCAACAAAGAGACTGACTCTTACGATGTCCTAGCTAACAATGTTCTCGTTAGAATGGGACCAATTCCTTTCAAGCACAAAGAACTTAACATCTCTGTCTACCGACACTATATGATTCCAGGCCGTATCTACGGTATGGGTATTCCACGAGTTATCTTCTCTCTAACAGAAGAACGTGCTACTCTACGACGACTGCGCCTAGATAATAAGAACCTTGATAGTAATAAGGTATTCTTAGCTAATGACCTAGTAGATATAGACGAAGAAGACCTAAGAAGTGCCCCTAACCATGTTGTTCAGGTAAATACTAACGGTATGAGCCTAGACCAAGTTATTAAAGAACTCAACTTTAGTCCAACCGATGCCTCTTCTTACAAAGAAGAAGAGATGCTACTAGAAGATATCCGACGAGCTCACGGTATCTCTGATAACAACCAGAATGTTCCTACAGGTTCTACGGCTACTGAAGCTGCTATTATGAAGGAAACTGCCCAGAAGCGTATCAACCTTATCGCTATTCAGGCTGAGATGGATAATATTATCCGACAAGGTAGACTGAAGTGGAGCAATATCCAGTTCTTCTACCCTGCTGCTAGGGTGCTAAGACTAACTGGTGACAGTGAGGCTTTAGCCAAAAAAGTCTATCGAACTATTAAAGTCCAAGGTCATCAGTATTCTGTTAAACAGGAAAATGGTGGATATTCGCTAGACACTACCGAGATTGAGGGTAACAGCGGATTTGTCTTAGACCCAAAGATGGCTAGGTTCATGGAAGGCGACTTTGATGTTACTATGTCAGCTTCACCAGCTCCAGTCCTATCTAAGCCACTACAACAGGCCAAGATTACAGAGATGTTCGGCTTAATTGCTCTTAACCCAGTACTTCAAGCCACTATTGACCCTAATAAGGCAGTCCAAAGGTACTTGAAAGTTAATGATGAAGACCCTAAAGACTGGATGCGTGGCAAAGGTCTTACAGACGACCAATGGGCTCGTCTTGCAATCCAAGAGAATAATGTCATGGCTACTGGTATACCTCTGGTTCCTACTGATGGTGCTACCGAAGCTCATACGATGGAACACCTCCACTTTACAGAGACTCCAGCCTTCCATGCCCTACCACAGCCAGTACAGGCTAATATAGGTCAGCACATTATGGGTGAACATTCAGCTAGGGGAGGCGCAATGCCAACTCCAGGTGCAGCACCTGGCGGAGCACCAGGACCACAAGGAGGCCCAGGCTCTAATACCCCACCACAAGCACAGATGGCTGACCTACAACCGTCCACCCCTGCTGGCGCTAACGCTCAGAACGCCCAGTTAGACCAAACTAGGGCCTGACACTTGAGAAAAAACTATAATAACATAATAATAGGATAAGTATGGAAGCTGACGTATATAAAAAGCTAAGCACGGAACAAAAAGAAGCACTAGCAACTCTCTACGAGACCAAAGCAATGAGAACTATAGCAGAAGCTGGTGATATCTACCAACATATTAAGGCCGAGTGGGTAGTAACTACCTCAAGCGACTTTAGTAACGTTCTTGAAAATAGAGGTAATATCAAAGGGGCTAGATTTATCTATGACCTTAGCAGATATTGCAATATGAAAGAGAAAAAGGCTTAAATAAGCCATTCAATACGCTTGCCGAGTGTGTTGATAACTTATTTAACGAGGGAAACTCCTTACGGAGACCAGAAAGGTTCATATGGCAGACCAGGATACTACTGAAAAAATCGAAAATGACGAAAAAACTAATGTAGGAGTAGAAACTGAGCAATCAGAAGACGAAAATACAGAAGTAAATAGTCAAGAAGATTCTACAGACACTGGAGAAGAACAAAGTAAGGAAAAGACCGAGGACGACGAGTCGAAAGACAAAGACGAAACCAAGGAAGAGACCAAAGCTGAGTTCAAAAAAAGGTTCACACAACTGAAGGGGGAAACTCCTGAAGAGTACATCAAAAATCTAGAGGACGCATACGCTAACTCATCTACTGAGGGGCAGAAAAACGCTCAGACAGCTAAAGAAGCAACCGAGAGGTTCAATAAAATAGCTGCTTTGGTCGCAAATGACCCAGAATTTGCCGAGAAATTGGCTAATTCAACTGATGAAACTGTTGATTCACCTTTAATTGACCCTGCTACTAAGTGGGCTAAAGAACAGATGGAAAAAGAATATACAAAGGACTATAGTGCCTTTACAGATTTACATCCAGAGATGATAAGTGACCAAAAGCTACGTGACGAAGTGATATCTGAATTAGATGTTCTCGGAGCGGCCTATGAAGCTCGTGGTAAAACACTGACTATGGCAGAAGGTCTTAAAAAAGCCTGGAATAGCTTAGGATATAACGAAACCGATAGCAAAGATGATGTTGTGAACAAAACAAAAGAGCAAGCAAGTACTACGTCAACCCAGACCAGCAAGAAACCAGATACTAGTGGACAAAAATTCACCTCATCTCAAATTGCAATGGCCGAAAAAATGGGACTAACAGTAGAACAGCTCGCTAAATATAATAAATAAAGGACAAAAATATGCCACAATTAATTGGTTCCGTCGAAGGCGGATACAATGGTGTCACAAAAGAGTATCCTGTAGCTGATGGCGTAACCGTAACAGATGGAGATTTCGTATTTCTAACTGCTGGACGAGTTACAAGCGCATCTATCCCAGGAGTTACACTACTCGGTATGGTAGTTGGTGGTCAATCCAACGATTTTGCCAAAACAGCTTCCACTGCACTTATGACTGCACTTGGAGACACGGCTGGAACTGTTAAGGTTCTAGTAGCTGTTGACGAAGATAATAAATATGCTGTAACAAACGACAACTTGGTTACAACATTCGCAGCTGCACACGTCGGAACTTGTTTCAACCTTATTGGTGCAACAGGTGCTCAGTTAGTAGATACGTCTTCTACTGGTACAACAGGACAACTAGAATGTATCGGATTTGGTTACAAAAGCGATAACACCACGGGTGTCTACATTATCAACGAACATAAATACAAAGTAAATGGGTAATAGTATATGAGTACATTAAACGCACGACCCGAATGGCCTATGCTGATGGACCCATCTTTCCGTACTATTTTTCAAGAAACAACTAATGGATTCCCAAGCTTAATTGCTTCAATCTTTAATGTTCAGAAAAGTTCAAAAGCTTACGAGAAAGATACCTCAGTAACAGGCTCGGGCAAAATGGTCCGAAAACCAGAAGGTGATTCTATTTCATATAGTTCTCCTACCGCTGGCTACCCAGTAAGTTATAACCACTTGACCTTCGGTGATGGTGAAATTGTAACCTACGAAATGTACCAAGACGATGAGTACAATATCATCAAAAAAGCTCCAGCTCGTCTAGCTGAGCACAAAGCTCTAACAAAAGAACAATACGGCGCAGACATATTTAACTATGCCTCTATAGTTGGTGGTGGTGGTTCTGCTACTTTCACAGCTGGCGACGGTGTTGCTCTAGTTAGCGCAACTCACCCACTTAAAAAGGGTGGTACTGCAAGCAACTATACAACTGCTGACCTTGATGAGGATTCTCTCGAAGTCGCTCTTGTAGCAATGCGAGCAACAGTAGATAATAACGGCGAACTTATGATGGTTCGACCCGATACTCTATTGGTAGCACCTGCTCTTGAAAAAGAAGCACGTATATTACTAGAAAGCCAACTACGAACAGGCACAGGCAACAACGACATTAACCCTTACAAGGGTAAATTGAACTTGGTAGTCTGGGATTTCCTTGGTTCAGCTGCTGGTGGTAGTGATACTGCTTGGTTCTTGATTGATAGCAAGAAAAACGAACTTAACTGGTTCGACCGTGACGACCGTGGCCTCGAAGGTCCTGAATATGACTTCGATACTAAGTCGGCTAAGTGGTCAGTTGTAGCTCGTTGGTCTGCTGGATTCAGTGACTGGCGTGGAATTTACGGAAGTAAGGGCGATAACTCTTAGTTACCACCTAAACAAACAGTAAAATAAAAAGGTAGTGGAGGGATTCGTCCCTCCTATACCACATAAAATTTAAAGGAATGGAGAATTATAATGTCTCTCAATAAAACACGACGATATTCTCGTCATACATACGGTGATGATGGTCTAAGAGGAAAAAGAAATATCCTCTCAGTATCATTTGTCGCTACTGACCTTAGTGCACCAAAAGTAGCAAGCGCAGCTGGAATACTAGCCGCATCTGCCACTAGCACTACCCTAGTAACATCACTAGTACCTATTGCTCAACCAGATGTACCTCGCAACATTACAGTTGCAGTCGCAGCTACTACACTTGCCGATATTGCCACAAGCACTATCGTTGTTACTGGTAAGAACGTAGAAGGTGCCACAATTACTGAAAACTTTGCAGTTACAGCAGCAACAGCTGCTACGATTGTTGGTAACAAAGCATTTAAGTCTGTAACAGGAATCTCAGTACCAGCACAAACTGGTGCAAGTGCAACAGTAGCTGTTGGTTACGGTTCTAAACTTGGTATCGGTATGCGAAATATCGCATCTATGCCTATTGAAGTTTACACCCGAACTACAGCTGGAGTTGAAGGAATTGAAGCCGCAAGTGCATCAGCCTTTAGCGCAACAGTAGTAGAAAGTAATACAGTTACAACAACTACCACTCTAGACGGAGCAACAAACTTCCGAGTTTACGTTCTAAACTATAAGTGGGCACTTAACCCAACTAATGCTAACCCAGATTACGGGGTATAGTTATGGCTATTAGAAGTGATAACTATTGGCAATCAAGTGCAGATAAGATTACGGCAGTTACTAAGAGTGACACTGTAGATATGGCAGAGCCATCAAAGGCGCTGTATGTGCTTACTGCTGGAAACCTATCTGTAGTGACGAGTGGCGGTGGTACTGCAATACTGCCAGTTACGGCTGGACAGGTCATAGCACTACAGGTTATCCGAGTTAATGCTACGGGTAGCACCGCAACTTGTGTTTCCCTAAATTAGGGCTTGACAAATAAAACGATTTGAGTTAGGATAAAACAGTGAAATATATAGTGCACATAGGAGACGGAAGAATAACACCTAGCGGCTCTATCATTCCGATAGACGCAGGTACACTAGCCAGTTTATACGGCTTGTCTCCTGGTGACTATACAGTTGGTACAGATTTTGCACCAACGGCAATTCATCTTGTTCCACAGCAATATGGGATATACCATAACATAAAAACAGAACTAAAAGACAATGGGCTGGGCTATTTTTACGATAGTCCAGCTTTCATGTATATTACTAGGGATGGTAAGTTTAAAACTAGACAAACTATCCAACCGCAATATAAAGCAACATTTAGAGACCGAAGAGGGGTTAATAAGGGAATATTATGATTTTATCAGTAGTGGTGTCAAGACTTCAAAAGGGTCAGTGGCAAAGAATAGAAGATGAATTTAAATTTGTAGACTATGAACTAATAGTCCAAAAAGATATTACTAAAGCGTTATCTGAAGTTAAGGGTCGCTTTGTTTTGTTTTTAGAGGAAGACTCATCCTTCCTAAAAGGGCAACTAGATAACTCCCTAGATATATTTAGGTTTAACCAATCATATAGGAAGTTAGCTATGGTAACATCTACTATAGACTATGATAGTGAGTTAAGCCCAGTTGGGTTGTCGTACAAAGACGGTGTAAAGCTGTCTGAAGTACATGGTGATGCTCAATACCCAGTATCTATAGGTTATCTATACGGTTCAATTATTAGGACTACTGCTATTAAAAAGGCGGTTATAGCAATTAGGAAAGACCCACTATACCAATCAGTCCAGTTATCTGATTATTTTTGGTCTAATGGACTAAGGGTAGAGATGAACCCTAAGAGCGTCTACTATGCCCCACCAGATAGTAAACCAGAACTAAAATCTTATAAAATTAAGAAAAGTTCAGAATCATTAAAAGTATGGAAAAAAGAATTTATACTTTGACACTTGAAGCTAAACGCTTATTAGAACATACTTAGCACTAAAGGAGAATTAAGCCATTACAGTCAATATTAAAGATTTTGCGGTAGGCATCGTACAAACTGCACCGAGTCCCAATATATCGGGAACTACCCTAAGTTTACGGACTGGTGAAGGCTCTCGCATGCCTGTTGTCCCATTTTATGTAACAGGGACTCCCCCAGGTTCACTAACTACTCTGGATAATTCTGAAAAATTACAGGTTACAAATGTCACTGGTGATGTGCTTACTATTGTACGTGCACAAGGTGGCACTACTGCCCAGTATATTGTCGCTGGATGGATTATAGCTAACAGTTTATATTCTGATGATATTATCAATGGAATTACTGGTCCTACTGGAGCCACAGGAGCAACTGGTCCTAACGGAGCCACAGGAGCAACTGGTCCTAACGGTGTAGATGGTCTTACTATACTTAATGGCTCAGGAGTACCTGCTTCTAGTTTAGGTATTAATGGTGATTTCTATATAGATACTACTGCTCATACCGTCTATGGTCCCAAAGCCGCTGGTGCATGGGGTACTGCGACTAGCATTATCGGCCCCGTAGGTACAACTGGTTCGACTGGTGCCACGGGCGCTACTGGTAGTCAAGGTATCCAGGGTATTCAGGGTGTCACTGGTACGACTGGTGCCACAGGCGCTACTGGAGCGACTGGTGCAGCAGGTACTAATGGTTCAGTATGGTACTCAGCTTCTGGTATACCGTCAACCCTTCATTCTGATGGAGACTACTATCTAAATATTGCTAATGGTGATGTTTATGAACAAGTTTCAGGCGCATGGGGTAGTCCAATCGAGAATATACGTGGTCCAGCTGGGTCAGGAACTGGTGACGCCCTCGTTGCCAACCCGCTCTCACAGTTCGCCGCTACCACCTCACTACAGTTAAAAGGTGTTCTAAGCGACGAAACGGGTACGGGAGCAGCTGTATTTGCTACCTCTCCTGCGCTAGTAACCCCAACAGGCATAGTTAAGGGTGATGTCGGGCTAGGCTCGGTTGATAACACCTCGGATGCAGGTAAGCCTGTCTCAACCGCTCAAGCTACGGCCGATAGCCTACGAGTCTTAAAAGCGGGTGATACGATGACAGGCGACCTGACAATCTCTAAGTCTGCCCCGGCCGCTTATTTTACCGATACCGCCCAGACTGCTCCAGCAGGACGATGGCGCATTGACACATCAGGTGATGTATTCCGCTGGATTCGTTCAGCTACGGTATTGTTATCAATCAATAGTACTGGAACTATGACCGCCACTACTTTCTCTGGTGCTGGTACAAACCTGACGGGTACGGCCGCCTCGCTAACGGCTGGCAACGTCACAACCAATGCAAATCTGACTGGTGGGGTTACATCAGTAGGAAATGCCACCACCGTGATTACGAACGCCAATCTAACAGGTGGGGTAACGTCGGTAGGTAACGCTGCTACCGTCGTCACTAATGCCAACTTAACAGGCGATGTGACGAGTGTTGGTAACGCTACCACCCTAACAAATGCCCCCGTGATTGCTAAAGTCTTGACTGGCTACACTTCAGGTGCTGGAACCGTAGCAGCTACCGATTCAATCCTACAAGCTATTCAGAAACTTAACGGTAATGATGCTACAAATGCGAACCTGACAGGCCCAATCACCTCAGTTGGTAACGCAACCTCTATCGCCTCACAAACAGGAACAGGGACGAAGTTTGTTGTTGATACAAGCCCAACAATAGTAACTCCTCACATTAGCTCAATAGTAAATACAGGTACACTCACCCTACCAACCTCAACTGATACTTTAGTAGGACGAGCTACTACAGATACACTGACAGGTAAAAGCATATCGGGTGCAACTAATACACTAACGAATATTGGGCCAAACTCATTAGCAACTGGAGCTACTAGTGCAAGTGTATTAACTTCTGAAACTACTACATCTTCAAGTTATGTTGATTTAACTACGCCTGGGCCAAGTGTTACGGTAACTATTGGGGCGAATGGTCTGGCACTAATAATAATAACCGCAAACATACAAAATAATACTTTGGGTTCGTATTCGTTAGTTAGTTTTGTCGCTTCAGGCGCTAACACTATTGCGGCATCAAATAGCCAGGCTTTATTTAAGAAAAGTGAAAATGTATCCAATGACCTGCAGGCTAGTTGGTGTCAACTACTCACAGGACTAACGCCTGGCTCAACGACGTTTACATTAAAGTATGCAATTCTAACTGCCAGTACCGGTTCATTTTCAAATAGAAGAATAGCAGTAATTCCACTCTAACCCCTAATCCTAAACAGAAAGTCTACTTGTAACTAATAACTAAAATAGGTATATGAATAAAGGTAAAATAAGATGAACATTAGGATTAGGATTCGGAATATGCGGAGGTACATTTTTAGGCGAAGCGTACCTACCTATTAATCTAGTAGATTATACAAATAAACCTGAATTAGACATAGGGTCAATTTCTCTAAATAGTAATATTGACGTTATTAGACCTTCATTAGATAGCAGTCGTGAGTCAGTATACTATGGGGTTACTTCTGATAAGCCAACCCTGACAGTAGACATCAAACCAATAATAGGATTAAATAAGTAAATATGAAACTACGTTCTAAGAATATACTAACTCAAGGATTAGAGAAATCATACCTGACCATCCCCATGGTCGCAGGGGCCGTATCAATAACAGTCTCCAACAATGACCGATTTGTAACTGCTCAGAAAATAATGATTGGCGAGATGGGGAATGAACGAACTGAGACAGTTACCCTAAGCGGTACTATAACTCCAGGGGCTGCCATGACAATTGGAGCTACTCTATACGCCCACGATGCCGACACCCCAGTTTATGTATTAAAGTACGATAAAGTTCGATTCTATCGTTCAACTACGGGGTCTGCTGGAGCTTATAGCCAACTAGCCGAAGTGGTTGTAGATGTCGATAACTCTTCGCTAGAAACAGTCTATGACGATATAGCTGGTCTAACGAGTTACTTTTATAAGGTATCGTTCTACGGTACATACGATTCAACTGAAACAGATTTAAGCGACCCTATCCCTGGAATAGGTTACGGACGTAAGACAGTTGGTTTTCTACTTAATGAGTTCTTCGAGGAAGTATCCGATACAACCCAACAGCATATGTCAGTCCAAGGAGCTATAGCTTTAATTAATGAAGTGAATGACGATGTAATCTCTCAATCACGCCGTCCATATAGGATTTTGAAGACAAGCCAGCTACTAAACGTAGTCGCCAACAGTAAGCGTGTTGCGCTACCTACTAACCTGGTGAAATTTGATAGAATGCAATATATCAACGCCATAGACCAAAGAACTGATACTTACCGAAGAATTAGTATGCAAGAATATGAAATGCTTGACTTTGATAATACTCTTGCATCTAACGATAAGCTAATCTATATATCTATAGATGAAACGACTAATGAACTGTGCCTATGGCCTGCCCCACTTACATCTGCTACAGGCGCAATCAATGTGTACTACTGGAAAGAGTTTACTGAAGTTACTAGTATGGCTGATGTACTAATAACACCTACTCCTAGAATATATAAGATGTTCCTACTGGGACGCTACTACCTAAAGAGAGCTGTTACTGAACCTCAGTATATGTCAGTCTCTAGGTCATTTATGGGTGACTATAACACTGAGATAGTTAAATTACAACGTATGAATAAGTTGGATATGGGTACACCAATGAATATGAAACCCGATTCAGGCCATTCACGTGGTTTGAGACGGTTCTAATGGCTCAGCATCAAGTATTTGATATTAGTGGGGGGATGCAGAATGCTACTATTTGGCAGTTTAAGCAACCTAACGAAGTATATAACGCTGAGAATATGCGCTTTGACCGTGAAATCGGTGGGTCTGAACGACGACTTGGGTATTCTCTATTCAAAACATTCGCTGCTACTTATCCATTAGGAGCTTTTGAGGCGCAATTTGATACTGGTATTAAGATATTCTATGCTTATAATAATACTACCAATACAGTACTAAGTTATTATAACCCCACCACAGATACATCTACTGATATTAAAACAGACTATCCATTAAATTGCAAACTGAGTTTTGTAATGAATGGCGGCGAACTATATGTAGCTGGTATGACTACGGATACATTGGCTAGGCAGACTATCCAGAATATTACTCCAGCACTAGCGATATCTTCTACTAGGAACTTATTTGGTGCTCCGAAAAGCTCAGTTTATAGGTGAGAATAGTGGTGCTTTATAT